TTAGGGTCAACTGCAAGACGTTCCCAATCCTCTTGCAACCAAGAAGTAATATTTGGATCACCATCAAACAAATCCCCCTTAGTAGCAAACTCCTCATTAAAAGGAGAACCACTTGAGGTTGACATGTCGAGATGGCAAATTGCTTCATCAAGAGAAATCACTTTAGCATCACCCATATAAGGCATGAAATGACGTGACATCCACTCCCATGCAAGATTTAATTTTTGTACCTTTTCTACAGGTAAATTAACCCAAGCTTTTGCATATTTCGCAATGGACTTATAGGATGCTTCCTCATTCGGAACCGGAAGGTCCCAGGTTGGTTCAATTTCAACTTTTTCAGTATCCAGAAAACACTTAACTTGCGGATCAATAACTCTTTTATTTTTGTATCTTGCAAAGCGTTTAGTAGCTCCAAGAAAAGAAAAATAGTTTTCATCAATCCACTTATCATGCATTTCAGAAGGATAACCGAATGTTCTAAATTTTTGCCCAGACCCCCCGCAACCAACAGGAAGAACATAGCGTGGTGGATACCGACGCCAAAATTCTTGATCTTTCTCTACCAGTTCTAGGAGCGGGGGCGCGATTGAAAACCCAAACCGACATGAACAGCGGATGGACCTTCTTTCGCAAAAGTGATCATTTCAGGAGTAACTCTTTCAAAACGTCCAAAGCTAGCATGTGATGTTACTGTTTGCTCTATACCATGAGTCCAAAAGCCAACAATTCTTCCATTGCAGTCCAAAACAGGTGAAGTACAGTCCCCATTACGGGTCGGTGCATTGCACCAGCCTAAAGGACTCGCAAAACCCGTAACAGAATCAGGGGTAGCTTTAGTACCATGGCCAAATCCAAGAATCGTTACAATAGCAGCATCCTCCAACACTTTCATTGAAGAACCTGTAAAAACTGCTTTGATTCCATTAAGGGGAAAAACGGCCAAATGTTCACCAAATGCTCGCATATCAGTACCCTTAAATTTGATTGTCCGTGTAACATTTACAGCTAAATAAGTTACTCCAAGATCTTCGGACATTGAATGTAAAACAACCCACATTTTATTACCTATGTGAGTTCCAGTACACAAATAAATCTTCTCTTCTCCATTTAAACGATAAATCTTATAAATAGCTGAACTGAGATCATTTACGTTGTAGGACTGAACCGGTAAAGGTTTGGTTGATGTTCCGTCGTATGTTTTCTGTGCTTCTGCAATGAAATTCCAAATGTCTTTTGCAGGTGCAACAACCTTTTTGTGCTTAGAAGCATAAATCAGATTACGCAATTGGGGTTCATTGGCTTTTCTTCTGGGTGGTGGTTTTACAGTTTGACCACGAAGGTTTTTCCCTACGTGTGTTCTAGTGTTGTAAACCTCTTCACCATCAAAAATTTCATAATCATCATCTTCTTCATAACTTTCATACGGGATAAATTCTTCCTCCTGCGGAGCCTCAAGAACATTTTCTGAGCCTCCAGGAGAAACATCATTCCAAACACTCTTGCGGTTTCGTGGTTTTCTCGGACCACCACCACGCATCGAGTGTTTAGTTTTTCCTTTACCTTGATTCTTTGCTTCGAGAAATTCTTCTTCAGTGGGGATAATCCTTTCAACTTTAGTTTCACCCTTTGCTGCATTATAAGCCATTGATGCTGCAAAAACAAACAACATTCCTTTAAAAAGAATTTTTCTCTTCTTGTAAAGAGCTGTGTAAATATGAATTGCCATAAGAGTTGCCTTATAACGTACAGTTCCCACCCTTTCTTGAGCGGCAGCAACATTAAGAATTGATGATTTGCGACTGTACTGTTTCCCTTCTTTTTCAACAGGTGTCGTATAAACCTTAAGGGTTTCATACACAACATCGTCATTAGCTTCTTTAACCTCCTCTGGTGTCATGAAAAAGTACTTACGCACATCGGAAGGAAACGTTTTTATTTCCTCCCACAGCCACAAGCAAGCATCTTCAAATTTACTTAAAGACTCATTAAAATTTTGCGGTTTCATGGAAATGTCACTTTTAATGACGATTTCTTCATCACTAGACACTTCTTCAAGTACTCCAAGTGGTTCATCAGAAGCGAGAATACGATTCATTTCTTGAACTGACACATCCATTCCGGAAAGATCTTCCCAATTAGGACGTAATTCACCATCTGAATCATCTTCATCCGCTTCCTCAACAACAACATCATCAGGTAAGTTCTTTGGAGAAGCTCTATTTTGGGTTCTTCCAAAGATAGGAATATCTTCAGCAACATCATCATCTTCAACCCGAATATGAGTAAGCTTAAGAGCGGCAAACAAATCCCAACACGTTACGTAAGTAACGTTGCGATATGAAATAGCCCCCGTATGTTGCTCATACAAAGTTGTAAATATGCTGACAAAGTTTGTTCGATTTAAACAAAGCGTTTTATTGCTTTTCGCATTTAAACGCACAGTAAAAGAACCAGGCTTATCTTCAACATCCATAACTTCCCATAATGATATGATTCTATTTGGCCTTTTCGCCAAATCATCAGCATATTTTTTATGCTGACTGGCAAGAACATTTAAAGCGTCATTCATTACATCTTTGTCATCCATATTCTTGGTCTGGTCTCTAAATTCGAAGTCATTTTGGGGTAAGTCATCATAATCTACCTCACCTTCCCACCATGCAGAACACCACGTTAAAAACCACGTGGCGTACGGAAGCTTTTTCAAAACTCCTATGATTGGATCAAGATACTGCATGACTTTCTTTGCACCCATAACCGGTGCAAGAAAAAGAATTGCCAAAGAAAGCAATCCTGTTAAAAACATACCACCACGATTTGCATCCTTTCGAAAGCTTTGTGGAGCCATTGCTGGCATTGTTAAAGTAGTGGTATTTGTTTTAAACAGTGAACCTATTGAACATAAAGTTCCTAATGCAGAAACAATAGCAGTAAACTTCATGTAAAAAGTGACGTTATCTTTAAATTGCCGAAACTCTCCAGTAGCAAAAACCTTACCAG